GTGTGGGTCCTCGGACACCCCAATCGCCAAACTTACAGGTGCTACAGTTTACAGTGGTTCGCATTATTTCTTGTCTCCCTTCTTTCCCTTTAAGGCCGCCATTTCCTGCGCCAGTTTTAAGATCGTCATTTCCAGCTGTTTGCAGCGGTCAGTCATAACCTGTAACATATACTGCTCATTCGTAATCTGCGGGGCAGCCTGTTGCTGCGTGACTTTGGTTGCCGGTTTGGTCGGTTTGGGTGAGCTTTTGAGTGCTTCTTTCTTCTGCTTTAAGGTTTGTTTTTTCATTGTTAATCTCCTTGTTTTGTTAAAGGGGAGCTATTCATTACGCCCTCCTAAGTTATTGTATTTAGGTTCAGCAGCAGGAGCCTTAGCGTCCCGCTGCGCCTTTACCATTCGCCAGCCACAGCGATCACACTGTGGCCGGTTTGTTGTCGGAAGCTCGACCCTAAACTTGCAGCCGGGCTTCCTGCATCTGAATTTAACCGTCATTCTTTTTGCCCTTCAAATGAACGGTACGATTACCGTCAAGGTAGGACAACCAACGTTTGAGATAGGCACCGGCCTTTTCCAAGTCCTGCACTCCATCATCTTTGCGGCCAGATCGAAAGACATACTTAAGAACATTGCCTTTCATATGCCCGATAAACTCTTCTTCAGTCATGGCCAGTTCGTACCAGTCCCAGCATTCAATACCACTGGGGATATTAGCCTCTGCATAATGCGCCGGGTGGTCAATTACTTCCGGTTCCCCATCAATGTTGGCCTGTTCCTCCCACTCAGCCCGTTCCAAATCACGGTCTGAATAGCCGTTGAGCATGTGCGGATTAGACCTCTCTTCCTCATATGCTTCGTCCCGTGCATATGCTTCATCCCGTAGTTCATCCATCTGTGTGTACATCGGATCAACCTCATCAAGCTCAACAACCGGGTTAGGCAGCAACCATGAACCGTCCTCAAGCTGCTCAGCAGGAAGAGGATAGGTCACCGGCGCATTCATTGCAGCAAAGGAAGCCGCATCATTAATCATATCTGACAGCGGCTCTTCAGTGACTTCAAGGGAAACCTCAATGTCTTCCGTTGGGAATCCAGCCGGTAGCTCATTCTGGCAGCCGTCTTTGTCCTCACAATCAAGACAGTTGATAGTATCACTGCATCGATCACTGTCAGGACAATCACCGCACCACAACTCAGAAGGACAGTCATAGCAGATGGGCTTCTCGAAGATATTATCGATCTTCTCGCTGAGGTCGATCTGTTCACCAAGAGTCAGTGGATCGTATAACAGGTCAGCCTCTGTAAAAATCTCGTCAACCCGCTCATCGAAGGACTTGTTGCGAGTCGCCGCTGTGCGGTGGCCGAGCGTTTGAAGATCCGTTGATGCGCCCAGCATATCCCCAGTGATGCCCATCTCTGCATCGGTCGGGCTGTACAGAGCATAATCATAGATCAGACCAAAGATCGCTCTTTTCATCATAAGTAAAGGATCGGACTCAGCAGTTAGGCATTCGTTTGAGTCAACTTCGCAGTCGGCCACCAAAAAGCCCTCACCCTTATATTTGATATAAGAGTTCTTACAAGTTCCACAATTTATCATGTTGTGTCCTCCTATTTTATTTCATCGACAAGGCCGAGTTCCATGGCCTGATCTGCGTTGAACCAAGTGGTCTTCTTCTCCATTGCTTGCCAGTCATCGAGGCTCACATTGGTATGTGCCACAAGGTAGTTAAGATACCGGTCCTGTAACATGATCATCAATTCATTCTGAGAACGAATATCTGATGCCGTTTCACGACCCGGCCATTTCCACAAAGCCGCTTCATGAACCATAAAGATCGTACCAGAGGCAGCGAAGCGTTTCTTACACACTGCAAACGGAGGTACAGCCGCACTGGCTATGATGCCAAAGGCATGGGCCTCAAACGAGATATCAAACCACTGCTGTGCGTTCATGATTAAGTCGGCCAGCGCCAGCCCTGAAAAGGCATCGCCGCCGGGAGAGTTAATAAATATCTTCACGGTTCTGATCTTTGTTTCGTAGGCCAGATACATGATGTCTTGCCACAGTCTGGTAACGTCAGATACAGACAAGCCAGAGAAGAGTTTAACAAAGGCCAAATCCTCAGCCCGGTTAATCATCATCAACGCAGACGGCTCCAGATACGGGTTCTCAGGGTCTTCATAATAAATGGTGGTATCCTTCTCTTCCGATTTGGTATCTTCGATGCCTTCAACATTAATGATGTCATGGATATGGTCTAAACCGAACGCAAGGTCAAAGACATTGGCTTCTTCAACGCTATTGACCGTAATGGCCAGTTCATGTTTGACTACAGTCGGCTGAGCCTTCATACCAGCACAACCAAAAGTTATGAGTGACAGTGTAATTAATGCTGTCATGAATAAGTGTTTCAGATTAAGCATCAGCTACCTCCCCACCGAAAAGGTCTTCAATCTTTGTAGCCGCTTTGGCTGCCCGGCGTGATTCAAAGGTTGCCTCCTGCTGCACTGTTTCCAATGCGATGATATCCAATTGAGCATCAAGTGCTTTCTCAGCCTCATGCTGCTCCAGTTCTCTAAGCTCATGCGTGACTTTGGTAAAGCCTTTGATAATTTTGTCATAAGATTTATTAAACATGGTTGCCCTCCTATTTTAAAGCGTATATGGAATAATTGTTGTAAGCCTCTTCGGGCGTTCCCTTGCCATACACTGTGTTGTAATACTTCTTCCAGTAGTGAGCAAGGCTAATTGGATCAGTGGCTGCCGGAATTGGGGCCGGTATCCGCATATAGAAGATACGTGACATCACAATCTGGTAAGCCAGATCAGCTTTCATTCGCAGGGTCCAGTCAAGGCCTGACGCTCCCCACAGATCATTCAGCGCATTCAGGTAAGATTGTCTGTACATAATCCAGTTTCCCCAAATGTCGAGATAGGTGTTTGGTTCCATCTGAAACACACCCAGCGCCGGGCCTCTAATCTGCCACAGGTACTTGCCCAAGTGCGTTTCCTGAGCCGCTGTTAGCATTAGTAGTTCCACCGCAGCTTCCGAAAAGAAGCTGGAACTGTTTACCTTCTGGCCGAACATCTCCAGCACTGAAGTCACTAAACCTCTGAATTGTTTTGGTGCAAAGCTCATTCTTTTCTCCTTCCCTGATATAGTCCTCACATAAGGCGCATATCAGAAGTATAAGTTCATTTATTAGTCGAAGGTATGTGATATAGTCACGGTCGCCTCCGCAGAGATCACACGTTTGTTGCATATCTCAATACCGTCTTTCTGAACCGCTGGCCAAAGATCGTATGCTTCCCGCCGGTCAGCCTCCATAACTTCTTTAAGCCAATATAAAGTATCTTGACTTTGTTTTTATGGTGTAGCGTACCGGGCTTCATGACATAGGCCATTAGCTCGTTTCCGTCAGGGTCGGTTGCCCGTGGGTGGCACATGTTGGCAAGGGCTGCCATATTATAGCCGTCCTTATCCAGCTTCTCTGAGAAGTCATGCTTGTAGCCGTCAGAGTATGCCGGGACGTAGCCGGGGCAATTTCGTTCCTGATCATAGTGATTCCAATCCTCACTCGGTTTGCCGCCTTGAGCCAGCACGATCTTGTGAGCGAGTTGCCTTAGCCGCTTTGCAGTAAGTTCGTTCATGTTTGCCTCCCTAACCACTTGACGAAGACACCCAGCAGATAGCAACCTACCACGATGAATACGCCAGCGATTATTAATGCTTCGGGGTCAGTTATTTCATTCATTCGATTTCCTCCAGTATTTTGATTATAGAATTAAGTGGTCCGTAAAATAAAGGGTCTGCATCAAGGCCGGGATAATTAACTGCCAGCGTTTGAAGATCGTCCTTTACTTCTACGAGAGTGTTTGCGATTTCGTCTATGTCCACGTTTGCCTCCATCTATTAAATGGTCAGTGGGCCAAGGGAACTGATTTAGTACGTCATGGACACCCTGAGCGTTATTACCAAGGGCCAAGTCAACGAGCTTCTCTGTTATCAGAGGCACGGGTTGATGCATTGGGCAGTCGCTCTGCAACTCTTTTAAAGTCAGTTGCCGTTTCTTTGCCCGGTGCATTCTTAGCCGATCACATTTCCGATTACTACATTTGTTGCACTGCTTCATTTTGGCCTCCTGTAAGGTTGTGTTTCGTTAAGCCAGTCTTCGGGTATAACTTTCTCAGCCCAAAGGTAGCCGTTCTTTTCAGCCCACATACCGTACGTGGTTTTCGCACCTTTGTACGATGGTTTGTTGGCGTTCATGAAGACAAAGCGAATGTCCAGATCAGGATACTGCTTTCTGATTGCTTTCATTTTCGTTTTGTCATTTGGTCGGAGGTAGCCTTTAAACTCTACAAAGAAGAAACTACCGTCCCTTCGCAGGACTTTGAAGTCTGGAGTATACTTTCTTGCCGGTGGTATCCAATCAAGGCGTTCCGGTTCATACATCCAGCCTAAACCACGTTCATCCATATCAAGAGCGAAGATTGTTTCAGCCTTTGAGGCCATCTTACAACCGCCATAGGGATGAACTCTGCGTGTCGCTTTGCGCTTTCTATTGCGCTGCTTCCAGTTCATTATGCTACATCCTTATAGGCTTGAAACTGGTTGCAGAAGGGCGCAGCCTGACAGTAATCAGAGCATTTAAGGCGGCCACCTACCCGGCACTCAACCGTGAAGGTTTCCGAATCCTTCTGCTTAGCATTGGCAATGTAGGCAGCAGCCTTCTCTGGCGTATTCAAACCAGACGATGCAACGGCTCTCTTTTGGCCGGGTCGCATGACTGCGTACGTGTCGGGCTTTTCCCACATTTCCTTTGAAGTACAATGATCAAGATCATCGTCCGGTAGGTCCTCATTCTTTTTCATAGCTTCGATGCGGCCATACAGGAAACTCTTTTGTTCCTTCTCAGGCCACAGGTCGCCAATGACGATCTGCTCGATCTCAGTCTTCGGATATTCAACATCACCCCACACCTTATTCTTGTCCCAATCAAGGTACCAAGCAATAATGGAGAGGACTTTAACCGGTATACCGCAAGTGCCTAACAAATATGCATACATGTTAAGCTGCTTCTCAAAGTCAGTCCAGTCGCCAAAGATGCGCTTCCAGACGCTGGTGGTTTTCCAGTCATATAAACAGGCGTTAAGATAAGCATCAAATTTACCACTGATCTTGCGGCCAGCGATGCGATCCCATATTCTGCGCTCAAGCAAATAGCCTTTCTTTTTGTTCTTGGTCATGAACCGGCGAAGCATATACTCAAAGTGATTATGGATTGCCGTCCCTTTAAATGACTTCAAAGCACCGACAATTGTATCATGAGTAAATGGCATAGAATCAATCGCTTCCTTGTGCCGATTCCCCAACATGATTTCCCGTGGCGGTCTGATCAATCCTGTCACTGAGTAGTCACTGCCCCAATTGTCGTAGGACCGGGTGTACTCAAAGATTGCATCTCGCAGCGGGGGGATTGTAGTGTAGTCTAATTTCATATGGTGCGATCTCCTATATAGCTGCACAAAGCCCATGGACTTTGCAATTGGTTGTGAAAAATGTTCCAACACGTTCGCTTACAAATGTTGCTGTTGGAACTGTCCTTGTCGCCTTTGTTCTTAAGGTACGCTGTTAAAAAGAATATGTCACTCCACTCCCAGCCTATCAGCCAGCCCTTGCGGGTATCTTTATGGACCCGGCAAAAGAAGTATATGTCGGTGTCCTGCTGCTTCGGCATCTTGGTTACAGATGCTTCATACTCAGGTTTAGGTTCGACCGTGGTCATTTTGGTTTTAACATCAATCCGAATGTCCTTGTCGAAACGGTTAATTACGAAATCATGCTCGTAGTCATTTACCCGTTGGCAGTCGAAGGCCTTGCAGAAGAGTTCCTCTCCAAGGTACCCGTAGATATTGCCAGCCCCAAACCGAATTGAACCTTTCAAGCGCCCTTGCTGCTCGGCCAATGTATGCGCTCGGTCATACATAACCGATGTTATCGGTATTAGATAATTTTGCATAGGGTTCCTTTCGGTAAAGAATTCCCCGTTAACGTGCCTCTCATTTGACGGTCTTACCGCTAACGGGGAAATTCGAATTACGCCTCTTCGCCCGGCAATTCAGGCTCAGCAGCATCAACGGGTTCAGAAGTCAAGTCAGACGCATCCGATTTGACCTCCGGCTTAAGATCACCCTTAATAAACAACTCAAACTTTGAGGCGTTTTCAAGGGTTGTTTGCATCACGATTTCGCCCGTGACTTTTCCAGCAGGGACCAGCTTTTTGAAACGTTCGTCCGAGCTAAGAATACTATCAGTCAACTTCACAGCTTGATCAAGAGCCTCAAGCCGTATGGTATGGCCATTGGGCAGGACAGAGGCTGCCTGTACGGCCTGTGAGGCCTGAGTGGCCTCCTGTGCGGCTTTTGAGGGCCGCTGGGACTCGGTATTACTGACAGGGCGGGGATGCTTATGATAATCAGTATTCTCTTTTTGGGAAGGGGTCTTTTCCTTCTGAGTGGTGACTGAGTCCTGACCATCACCCGGCTCAACGACTTCAGCGCCGGTCACGTTCCAGAAACGTCCGTCCTTCTCATTTCTGATCTCCACGGTGGAGCCTACACCAGCGCCTTCAATGACTTCAATCTCGTCAGGGTTTTTCCAATCCATCAGGAACTTCTCGTACTCTTCCCCAGCGTTTCCATCTTCATCAATCTTGATTCCTTCCACGGCTAAGCCGGTCAAGGTCTTGCCCTGTTTGGATTCAATGGTACCTCTTTCCAGTTTGGTTATTTCTACGATCATAGATTAGTCCTCCCGTATATCGTCTAACGTTAAAGGTTCATCGAAAAGTTCAAGTTCACCATCTTTGTTCACAATGCCGGTGACCTGTTTATCAAAGGCCATATTATCAAAAGACTCGGTACCGGGTATGGGCAGCCCCAAGTGATCATCTTCATCCACAGGGTCCATGGGCTGATCCGCAAATTCGGTACGGGCCTTGTAAGAAGTACAGTTAGTAACTGGCGTTCGCTCAATGACGGCATTGCCTTCGGTATGGGTAAAGCACCGCTTGCCCTTATTGTAAAGGGACAACGTGGTGCCACATATGTCGCACTGTTTCTTATCCATAGGTAGGTTCCTCCTTCACGTAGTGATATTTATGGTTATTGCAGAGATAGTCAATCGCTCCCCACACGCCGATGCCACATCGTTTGAGGGTGATCTCATGACCCTTAACCGTTATGTTGTGGCGCTTCAGCTTTGCTTTTGCCGTGACCTCCGTGTACTTCCCGGTTTCTTCACTCATATTGATTTCTCCCTTTTCAATTTGCGGTGGAGTTGAAAGTGGTCACTGTGAGTCATGGGTCTACAGAATAAAAGCTCTGCACGAAGCCTAAACTCACGGACTAACGTCCACTTGGTTTTGTCCCGGTAGATTGAAATACTCTTAATGTTCTTCCGCTTTACGTTCTTGTCAACCCGACCAAAGACAGCAAAATAGAGTGCGGCCAGTGGTTTCTCAATCGCATGGTGCATAACATCATAGCCCTTCAATTCCAACTTCGGCACGTGACTAATCCACTCAGCTGTGTACCGGGCCACACGATCACGCTCTTCCCGATTATGCTCCAGCATTTGTCTTGCGTTTCTTCGTCCCATTTCTTTTTCTCCTTAAGCTGCGAGTTTTAGTTTATGGAGATCGCCCCAAGATTTACCAATCTCAGCGTCACCAGTCATGGGCATATCAAAGTTGATATTTGGCCATAGCTGCATGACAGCCGCTGGTAGCTTCTCAAAGATCGCAATACACATCTTGGCAATCTCTTCCATTTCCGATTCCAAGGCATCAAAGATTAGAGCATCATGAACCTGTCCAATCAATAGTGACTTGAAGCCCCGGCGTTTAAACTCTCGATAGATCATTGCGGTAGCCAACGGCATAATGTCAGCGGTTGCAAATGACTGCACCGGGAAGTTCTTAACTTGCTGAGGTCTGTATCCTTTGTTACCTTTATAGAAACGAAAGATACGACCCGTAGGATTAACCAGCCTACCCTGCTGTCTGTAGACCAACCGGATATTCTCTGCTTGCCATGCTGCCAGTCCTTTGTACTTCTCATAGAACTCTTTGACAACTTGCTCCCAAAACTTCAGAGAGTAATTAGGCATTTTCGGGTCCATGTAAAATGAGTAAGCAGAGCCACCATAGATCAATCTAAAGGTCATGATCTTGGCAGTAGTTCTGATCTTGTCGAACTTCTTACCATCAGCCGGGTCGGCTTTAAAGAACTGAATTGCGTTTTCAGTATGGGGATCAATGCCCTCATGAATCTCACGCATCATTTCAGGGTCACGGCATAACACCGCAACGGCCACCCATTCAGCCTTGCTGATGTCCACTTCCATAATTACACCCAGCCGAGATACAAACGAAAGTTTAATCGGGCTGGTACCTTCACGGGGAAGGTTCTGACCGTTTGGATCTTTAGAACTATACCGGCCAGTCTTGGTCACGGTCATATTGTACTGAGGATGCACCAGACCGTCATGCTGGACCTTTCTTAATAGGCCCTTACCTTCCTTACCTTTGAGCGTTTTAAGCGCCTGATCAGCCGTTGAGCGCAGTAGCAGCCACTTCTTGAGGTTACGCTGACCTTTGGTTTTAGCTTTCAGGTATTGGATGGTTCCTTTATCAGTCCGATAGACTCCCTCTTTCGCAGTCTTCAATTTCTTTTTGTTGATCTGAAAGCCGATCCCTTTAACCGAATAGAGATAAGGCTCCAGCCTCATGCGGTATGTGGTTTCGGGTTTCGTCTTCAACGTTTTCTGGACCCACACTTCTTTATGGCGTTTAACCTTGCCGCCATACAAAGCCGCTGATAGCTCAGCCTTGCTATTGAGGTTGATCTTCTCACCAAATGCCATCATTATATCCGTGTCAAGCACCTGTATCTGAAGCGTGAGAGCCTTGACATGCCGCACAGCTTCATCAATATCCAGTAGCATACCGTTCCGCTCGATCTCCGAAAGTACGATCACGTTCTGATTCTGAATTGTATTTACGGCCTGTAGTTTCTCCTGCTTGATTAAAGGCACTTGCCTCTGATAAATGGCCAGAGCATTAATACAATCCTGCTCCTGATATGGCACCAGTACCCGTAATGGAATTTCATCAGTTTCGTACCCGGCATCCCAAAACGTTTTCACAAGGTCGATCTTATCAATATTCAAATACTTCTTTGATAGTTCGCCCAAGCTCAGGTGGCCAATGCGCTGGGCCTCCAGTAGATACTCTGCAATCTGCGTACACCAGACCTTGCAGTGACCATATTCGATTCCGACATGACTCAGCCAATTCAAATCAAATTTGATGTTATGGCCCACCAGCCGACCGGCTGTCATAATATAGGCCTGTATCTCGTCAAACTTCTCACGCTGAGTCTTGACATCATCTAATGATTCATAGGCCTCCAGTTCTTTATGGTCTATGACCCACGTTTTCCTCCAGCCGCTTTCATCAGCAAGCCCAACCGTAATTAGCCGGGCGTTCTTTTGCCACGGATGCATGATTGGTCGTTTGGTGGTTTCCACATCGACCGCTAACGTCCTCATTATTTGCCTCCCATGTGATGCATAAGCATGCCGATTAAGTACTCCAGCGGGTAGGCAACGTGAGCGGCCCGGTTCCACGGGCGGGGATACAGAATACCCATGCCGCCAGCGGCTTCCCATTCATCAATGTTTTCGTTCTTATCATCAATGAGAATCTTACCCGGCCCGGCTACAGAGGCTTTAACCTCAGACCCGGCGCAGATAATAACCCGTTTCTCTTTGACTACATCGGGCCACTCCCGTTTTAACCACATCATCTTGCCCGGCATAGCAAATGGCATAACAGCTGCTGAAAGCAGGATAGGGCGCATAGGCTCTACAATGGCCTGTATGCGTTTGCCGTCTTTTGTCCATGGCAACCTGTTCCAGAAGACTCCAGAATCAAGCCCAGCCCAAAAGGTTGAAAAGTTGGTGCCGAACTTTTTATAAGGTATCTTCCATTCAGTCGGATACCAGTCAACATTATATTTCTTACGGATTCCTTCATCGAAGTCCACGATTACGCCGTCCATATCCAAAAACAATTGTTTAAACATAAGTCCCTCCTTAAAACCAACGCATGTTTGCGAAGGTTCCCATTTCATTTAGCCAATCAAGAATTAAAAGAATAACTCCCGACACAGCGCCGAACGCTATCCAATTGCGAATACTACGCATGTACGCAATGTGCGCTTGTGCAAAGTTCAATCCTACTTTCATAGCGCCCTCCTATTCGAACCGGCACATGTCAATATGGAAAAGAGCTTCCCCTCTTCCGTACCGGCCTGTTAGTTTATTTTTACAACTTGAAAAGAACCGGACCTCTTCCAGCCCTTCTGCATCAACTTTTCCTATACCGAACGACCAGTCTAACTCGCCGGGAATGGCGACTTTAGAATGATCCATGTTGTTGAGGCTTAAGTACTTGCGGTTCTCCGCAGCATTGTCTGCCTGACCAAGTGTGATGATCGAAGTATCATATTTGTCAGCCAGCGATCTATACTGATTATATAGAATCTGCAACCGGGCGGTACCTTCGGCCTTACCATAGATATCAACCTTCGGACCCTGATCGATTATAACTACACGGGGATTGTACTTCTCAAGCTTCTCAATGACCTGTGAAATATGGGTGATTGAACCAATAAACTTAAGGTTGTCGCCGCCCCACTTAAGCCACGCAGACTCAGCCTTATCATAATTGGCCATGATCTGTTCAGCGGTCAACTTCAGGCATGAAGACATAGCCCTTGCTTTAATCCGGTTGATGCCTTCTTCATTGTTAAGGTATAAGCCCGGCCTACCGTCCAGCTGATGTGCAAAGAACGTTAGCTCCTGCAACGCCAGCGAAGTCTTACCAGCATCCGGTCGAGCAAAGATATGGCCCAGCGTACCGGGCCTCAATAGACCATACGTTTCCTTTAAGAATGGTAAGCGAAACGTCAAGCCCTCTCCAGTCACAGAGGCAAAGAGTTCACGGATGGGGAGGTCGCAGACATCATTGTCGATTGCGTCTACGGCACCTACAATCTCATCATACCGGGCCAGCAAATCACGCACATCATCAATGCCTGTGGAGCGCTGCTCCTGTACTACCTCCTGAGCTATCTGACCAATCTCCGAACTGATATGCTGCTCCACAACCTGATTTAGAATGGTCACCAGAAGATCCTCATTCCCGATCTCAGCCGTAGCTAAACCTAAAAGCGTAGCTTCCACCATTGCTTTATCTTTTAGCTGTGGGTTGAGATAGAAGAAATGCGCCCTCAGTTCATCCACGGTCATGTCTGATCTATCTTCATACCTCTGATAGTACTTTGAGCATGCCACTAACAGGTCCTTTACTTCCTTCTCCAGATTGGGGATTAGGAAGAGAGTCTTTGAGTACTTATTAAATAGGTCCCGGCGCAGCATGCCTTTGAGTAACGACATATTATTCATATCCTACCTCCGACTTCTCTGTTTTTGTTGACCTACACGGATTCTCTGTTTGTCCTTTGCAGACAACTCAGAAGCCTTTTGATTCATGGGGCATTTGCCAAATACACGGATTGCGTATACCTTGAGCGGATCAGCATACACCGGGCATTTCCACCCGGTAGCCGTCCAGTCCTCAACCTGAATCTTTACGCAGCCCTCACACATGAATACGGGATTGCCACTTTTAATATCTGCTACATCAAATCTATCCATTGATTTCCTCCATGAGTTTGGTAATTTGTTGACGGTTAATGATCTTTATGATCCGCATGCGCCGGGCCACTTTGACCACTTGGTTCCACTGGCGGCCAATAGAAGTGACTCCCGTAAACTCGCATAGAACCAGCTTTCGGCCCTTTGATTCATTCGT